TCCTGGCTAGATCCATTTAATTAATGGGGACCAGGGTCATTGCAAAAAGGAAGTCAGATTAGTATCTTCACTCTATCTGTTAAAAAATAATAACAAGGTTGTTTGATAAAACTATTGTTGACACCACCTAGCCGTGAGGTACATGCTTGTATTGTTAGCTACAATACTTTAAGGTAGAGTAAAGAGGTGATGCGTTTATTAGAGCTTCTAGAAAGCAGACAATAGGATGAGTCTTAATTATATATGAGAGGATAGTCTCAAACGTAATTCCTTGTTTTTACCAAATTACCCACTGAGACGTTGGGGTATAGAAAAATACTCGTCTTCCATTCCTATATTAGGAATAGAACTAGGGAGATTAACTACTCATAGATGCATCTATAGAAGTAGAGTTGTAGGAGTAATTACCTACAGCTGTTCGCCCAACCATATGTCCTAACCAAGACAGAAACTGGGAAGTAGAGGGTCCTGAGTATGACCAAAGATCTTAAACTAAACTACTCACTCACATACTTATAAGAGAGCCAAGCAAGACATGCACTTTAAGGAACAGATGATGTAGTGGTTTTTCCACGATTATTTATGACGTTCTGGCATGGTGCTTTCTTTAAAAATCACCAAATTGTTTCAAGCATGATAATCTTAGATATTTATTTAGAAGATGATGTGATTTGCATGAAAATAAAAGATGTTGCTACAATAATTCTATTAGATAATAATATTGATAATCGTCAACTAATGAGAAAATTCAATTGGAAACGAATCAATATAGAATCTGGTCCTAGAATATTGAAAGACAGACCTTATTTATCAGTGTGGAAATAACACATCATACAAATTTAGACAGTATGAAAAATGTTATTAATATATTAACTCACCCAGTAGTATACAGTATACTTTGTACAATTTTTATACTATGGGTGTTATCTTTTGTAGGGTGTAAGAAAGAGATCTTATATCCTGGAGACAGAGCTATTATCTTAGAATATAAGGAACCTAAATCTCCTTATAAATATGGATATATAGCTAAAGGTACTCCAACGTATTACAGTGATTCATTAGGAATTATTTATAGCATAACCTATAAATTTGAACTATATACCGATACCCTTTGGCATATAAATGATGATATTACTGGTAAATTATGTCATTGTGATTCTTTGATAACTTTACACAATTAAACATATGGGGATGATACAGGCATTGACTGTCTGCAGGGCTTATTATGAGCACAGACAGGACGGGGGTTCGATTCCGCCCATCTCCACTATTTTTTTATTTTTTCACCGCTAAAACTTTGTAAATGGCAAGATATAGCAATAATTCAATCGTAGGAAAGAGCCTAAGCCTAATACTCTTTTCTCCGTTTATACTTTTACTAATAGGCAAGTCGTTCGCTCTTTTTAGCGGATTCTTATTCAATTGGGAAACACATGATCAAATGATATCCTGTATACCTTTATGGATAGGATGGGGATTTCTTTTAATATTTCTTATAATTTATGTTATCAGTGACTGGCAAGATGAATACCAGAAAGCTGAGACCATTAGAAAATATGGATCATCATGAGCAGAATAAAAACATTAATAAATGGAAGCGTCCAAAGAAGGTCGTTTCGACTCCGTTATGATGCCTATTGGGGCATCTGTTTCGGTTTTATTATCAAAAGTGATAATGTGGATGTAGAACTATATTTAGTTCTTCCTTTTATGGCTCTTATGTTAGAGCTAGAAAAGAAACCATCAAATGCCGTAAGGATATGAGATGGCCATTCCCTATTCTTGTAAAGAATAAGTTTGCGTATTGGGCAATAATAACTGTATTGTTTTTATTGTTCAATCCCATAACTATTATCATATTATTTTTATATGGATGTTGTGGGGAGTTTACTTGTGAAACAGGATATGAACCTACTTGGTTTGAATCAACATATTTAGATTGGCTTCCTGGAGGAAACTGATTTATTAATTCCAACATGTTACAGCCGTCTTTGTCGTGCGTTGGGTTTAGTAGGGAGTATTCCCGAAACTGATGTAACATTGAGCAGGTGACAGCAAATGCCCTGCATGATAATGACAATGCTGTTATAACTCATTATCTATATTTGGTATATCTACGGATAGAATTATATTCCTATTAATGTACGTGATTGTATACAATATGAAAATAATATCTGAAAGATATAAGCCAGCTCTACTGCGTAAGTCCTATAACAAATAGGCAAAGTTCACAGAGCGAATTAATATTAGAGTTCCGCTATAATGTAGGCGTATGGATAGTAAAGCCATACTGGGTAATGATTTCGCACTATTAACAACGATACCAAAGTGTGTCTACATCGGAACTCTTCTTTGATGCTATTAAGCATTTATATGTATTTACTTAATTAATTTATAGTTTTTGTATAAAACTGTTGGTATTTTTGTATCGTTTAACTAATAAAAAATGATATGGGGCTTGGCCCGATAACTCTTGTGAGAGAGTATAAAGATGTGTTAGGGGGATTAGATCCCTAACATGTTGCCATCGTAAGATGGTCAATCTAAGCACACGGATAACAGGAACAATGGGGAAATCCCTGAGTTTCTATTTTGCATTCTCATGCAGAGTTGAGTCAGAAATGGCAATAGGAAAATTCGTAGGTATAGTTATGAACTATCTTCTTCAGATAGATAATAGTATATATCAGTTATAAATGGTGCTCTTGCGAGTATGCGTATATAACGGTGATGTAGAAGGCATCGCAAACTGTAGTTTAGTATTTTGTGCTCCAAAAGAGTATGAAGCTATTCTGTAAGGACTACAGTTAAATATGAGAAATCTGGAAAACGCCGTAAGGCATTAACTAGAAAGAGAAACACTTACAGCGTCAATCATCGAAAGGTGACTAATTCTCTACACTTCGGTGAATAGAGAGTCTTCAGATCCCTCAAAGATCTGTAGATTTAAATAAGAAAATACATTTTAGGGACGGCCATCCTTAACATGCTATGAGTAAGATTTGAGTAGATGATGACGATACGAGTGGTCAACGCAATTGACCGTCACTGGAGAAATACCCTATGCAAATGGGGTGGATAAAAGGGTAACCATACGGAACTAACCCATGAAAGATTCTCTGTAAGAAAGCCGTAATCTCAGGCTTTCGCCACTACGGTGGACAATAACAAATACTTTCCCTTTTCCTACCACTCAAATATCAAACCCCTACTAGGACGTGGGACAACTAATAGACTTATGAATAGGCTGGGTTGTAATACCTTGGGAAATGGTTCACTCGTGCGTCGTGGTGACCTCTCCCTAAAATAGACTGTAAATAATAATAATAATTAATCTTAAAATCTAAACAAAAACTATAATTATATGTCACAAATAAATGAAAACGCTAAATTGAAATTGACTTCAATGAGATTATCTGCAAATCCTGAAGCAACTGTAATAGATGCAACTGATGGAATTAACGGTAAATTAAATGAAACTTCTGATGGGCGAGCATATTATATTGCTACATTTCAAGATCCAACTAATCCATTTTCTACTGAAAGGTATCGAGTGATTAGTCAGCAAACTGATTCTGCTGATAATCCTGTATGGAGAGCTGGAAATCCATCTTTAATCAAACAGTTCATTGGGAAGACTATTCCTGGCGATATTGTTACTAAAGATGTTCCTTCATATCATGTTGGAGAAAATGAAGTTAGCACATATTCTTGCGTCGTTCTTAAAGGCGAAAATATTGAAACAGTGTTCAGACAGCAAGGTCATGAACTCACAGAAACAGATGCTGAATATGATGCAGTACTAGATGATATAGAAGATGATGAAACTACGGATGAATCAGCTGCTATAGAATCTAATGCAGTAGAAACTGTTTAAACATCTATGAATTTAATGAATAGGGCTTAATATAACTTAAGCTCTATTCTTTTTTTTACACTTTAACTTGCATAAATATTAACCTTATGTTACAATTTAATCACAATCAGAAAAACTTTTGGCAGGCTTTAGGGCTTTCTGAAAAAATAGTAAAGACTCTTATTAGTAAAATATCTGAGTTTACTGCATTATATATGACCGAAAATAAGTTCAGAAAATCTTTTTCTGCTACTCCAAAGTCATATCAAACAAAATTCATCCTAAAAGATGTGTTTTTATTGACTGAAACTGATATGAAAGATCCAGCTATTATGTTTTTAGCAGGTCATTTATTAGGTGCTTTTGATTTACTTCAACGGAATGAAAAAGAGAATGCCGTTGATAGAATAACACAGATGAAGAATGATATTGTTAAAAAAATGGATCAGGATTTTGAGGACTTTTAATTTGTGAAAGTCCTTAAACTTTCCTAAATTAACTTATAAGGTAAATGTTCTTGTTACACTTAAATAATTTTAAAAATGACAAATAAACTAAAATTAGATGTAAATAATTTTGATCATGTGAAAAAAGACATGAACAGAATTGAGAAAACACTAAAACGCATTGAAATGTATGAGAACTATAAGAAAGTTCTTGATGATATTGCCATAAAGGCATTAGAGAATGAAGATGCAGAAGTGAAAATGAACTTAAATGTTCAAATCACTAAAAAACAACTAGAATGCGTAAAAGGGGAAGAATCTCCTAAACAAATTTTAGACAGAATTAAGTCTGCAGATAGTGCAGAATCCTTTATGAAAGCTATTGGAGATATCGAAAAAGTATTAGATGGAAATAGTATAGCAGCACATAAAGATAATGGCTTTAGTATTAATACGGATATTACTAATCTATCAAATGTTGCTTTTCTTTCTATATTAGAAGGAATGCAAATAGTTTTAGAGAAGCAGATTAAAAAATTAAAGATATCCGTAGGTAAAAAATAGCAATTATGGGTATGGATATATATGGAGTAAAACCTTTTCCTCTTAAGGGAAAGGAAACTCAAGGAAAAGCTGCTGAAGAAGCTTTAAATAAACTTCGAGAGAGAATAGGAGAATCATTTGGAGATTTACAAGAAGAGCAGAAGAAAGCAGTTCTAGAAATAGAGAATATTGTAAGGAAATACAATCCAGGTGAATATTTTAGAGCAAACATATGGGCATGGAGACCTATTCATATGTTATGTGAAACCATTATTTCGGAAAACGAACTTGATATACCTACTTATGGTTGGGAAGAGAATAGTGGATATGGTATAGAAACACAGGATAAATGTGATATGTTAGCTAAAGAGATAGATGTATTTCTTGATCAGCTAGATACTTCTATGCTTATACATCCAACTAAAGAGACAGAAGATCTTAGATTGTATATTAATATGATGGTATTAAGAGATGATTATACTAAACCTTTTGGGATATGTTATCCTGATGGTAAGTTTATAGCTGCTAAAGACTGGAATACAGTTATAGCAAATAACTATAAAAAGTATTTAAAGGGTAAAGTTATCACGCATAATTTAGAACCACTTGAATTTAAAGTAAAAGACAAGACAGTGCGATCAAGCTATTCAGTTAGTTATGATCACATAAAGGAATTCTCCATGTTTTTAAAACATTGTGGAGGATTTACTATTTATTAATATATAGAGGTGTCGTGAAGACTCTAAATTAAAACCAATCACCAATAGATTAACCGTAGGTAGCTTAGGAGTTATTTAATGGGCTGTAATCGTTGTGGTTTGAGCCTCTATTTTTTCAAAAATTTAAATATGAACAATAATAGTAATCTAATTGAGATCATCTTAAAGGTGCTCCAGTTAAAAGAAGATTCAGAAAGTGGTAGCCCTCTTTCGCATTTAAACGAATCACAATTTAAAGGGCTACTAGAAAGTATAAATGTTAGACTTAGTAATGTAGAGAAAGCTTTTGAAGGATTATCAGAACTACTATTACGTTTAGATACTGTAGAAAGAACAATAGATAGATTAAGAAGTCAAGAAAATAAGACAAAATTGGATGAAGGATCTGATTTTGATATTGATAAATCAAAGAAAACTTTGGGAGAAGGTCCTTTAAAAGAACTTAAAACTGCTTTATCTAATAGAAGTAAAGCTCAATTAGGAGTAAAGCGTGGTCCTTATAAAAAGAAAATTACTAAAGCCAAGGAAGAAGGTACTGTAGTTTTACAGCATGGCCCACCTACTACAAATAATGGTAGTAATGTATTTGGTGCCAAAACTACTAGTAAATATAACAAAGCTATTAGTAGAGCTTTAAAATCTTTACATTTTACTCCTCAAGAAATAATAGCTGAAGTAAGATCTAAACATGTTAAAGTGCATAGATTTCCTGGTAAGGAACTATTATATCAAGTAAAAAAAGCTAAATGGAGATTAGATAGTAGAAGAAGACAAAAGGCAGGGCTCGTAAAAAGAAAACGATAGTTTTAGAAAACAATGGTATAAAGATTATAAAAAACGTAAATAAACTATAATGAAAGGTAAACCATTAACAGAAGAGCTAAAAGCTCAAATAGTAGCAGAGTTTAATGACTCTGGAGAGACTATGAAGAATATAGCAGCTAAATTTAATCTATCCATGTCTGCTGTTGGAAAAACTTTAAGCGATCATTATGCTAGTAAGCATCCTGCTCATGATAAAGAATTTGAAGAATGGATAGAAGAAATAGAGAAACAAGCTGATAAAGTAAATAAAGCTTTTGCTAGTATTAGTAGTATATTTAAAAGACGTTAAAAAGGAATGTTAAATGAAAAAGACTGAAGAAAATAATATAGAATGGGTGAGTAAAGGATGTGGTGAAAACCGACAAAAAGAATGGCAGAAGAATAATAAAGATACTTCTATTCAAAAAGGAGATCATGTTAAGATTCCGTTTAATTGTTTTATGTCTGAGGCAGAAGGTAAAGAATGGATGTGGGTACATATAGAAGAAGTTGGAATAGGTAATTTATTAAGAGGTACTTTGGATAATGAGCCTATACATAAATTAATAAATAATCTAAAATATGGAGATATAGTTTATTTTAGCAGAGATAAAATAGCTGATCACCTGCCAAGTAGAATTAATGAACCTGATTTTGAATGGATTTCAGAAGTAAACAGGGGAAGATAAGGGACAAGACCGTAACATATCTGTTCAGCTACCCACGGTTATAGTTGAATATATCCTATCAGGCCTAACAGCTATTGTATAAGGTGAAAATCTATAATGTCAGAGCTTTAATTGGGGATATCAAGATCACTGGATGCAACCCATTGTCCCTTTGTTATAAAGGAGTCAAACTGTTTAAATATCCTATGCGAGGCGAGAACTCCGCTATTCAAATCCGATCCTAGATTGGTGTGGCCTACGGAGCCATAGGAGATTAAACGACCCGTGACTCCTTTTTTTAAAAATAACTTTGAGTTCTGTGAAGATACAGGACACTGAGGGGATGGAGAAAGAAATAATTGTATACCTAAATTTTAGGATTGTAATTGGGCGGAAGCTAAAAAAAATAAATAAAAGGCCTCTTAAGAAAGATTACGCCAGGGCAGCTTTAGAAACCTGGATAAAGAAGTAACTAAGGAAGCAATCAGGAAAGGGCAAGGATCATAGATTTATTTATACTACGCATACTCTTAGAAGTCCCTCTAGATTATTTAAATTATCATCGCTTGACCCTCCTGTACGCTTAAATAGACAGTGCATAACTTTGTGGAAAATAGCCATATTTTGGTTTGGAAACCGTGGCTAATTCTACTAACTTTGAGTTAGTGTGTGATACGAGATGAAAACCACTAAGAAAGATTCTAATCTTTTTTAATCATCTTCCCCCACTTTACCAAGGGCTCGCTGTAAATGAAAAATATATTATCTAACATAAGATCAGTTTTATATGCATTATATTATAATGGATCTATTGTTTTATGGATAATATTCATTCCCGCTATCGCCCTTTTACTTTTTTTTAAATATTTAATTTTAAACATTTTTAAATGGAAAACATAGATCACATTGCTATGGGTAGTGTATCAATTATATTCCTATTCGGATTATTGATACTCATAGCTTATACAACTTACAAAGATGCTCAAGATGAGCAATTAAAAAAGAAATAATATGAATAATTTTATCACCACTGACTTGAATAGAAGAATAAAATCCTACCTAATAAATTATCCAATGCTAAGAGACAGCGATAATATGCTGATGGCAAGAATATGGCATGATGAAATTGCTGCCTCTCAAGGTCTTATAGAAAATGCTACAGAATTACTTATAGCCATTGCTAAAAGACAATTAACTCCTTGGGAATCTGCTACAAGATGTAGACGTAAAGTTCAAGAGAAATACCCTGAATTAAGAGGACAACAATATAATAAAAGACAAGGAAAAGCTAAACAAGTCAATAAAGAAATGAAAAGGAAGACTCCTTTTCAACAAGGAAATATTTTTTAACAAATAAACAAAGGGAAATGGAAAAGAATAATCAAATCTTAAGTGACATTGTAGTATTTAATAAATATGCAAAATTTATTCCGAGTTTAGGACGTAGAGAGACCTGGGATGAGATATGTAACAGGTATGAAAGTATGATGATAGATAAATATCCTAGCTTAACTGAAGATATAAAAGATTTCATGCCCTTTATAAGAAAAAAACAAGTGTTAATGTCCATGCGAGCTGCTCAATTCGCTGGACCTGCAATTAAAAAATCTGAGTCACGGATTTACAATTGTGCATATTTACCAGTAGATGACTGGAGAGCATTTTCAGAGATTATGTTCCTTCTATTAGGAGGGACAGGAGTTGGTTACTCTGTTCAATATCATCATGTTGATAAGTTACCTGAAATACGTAAACCATTAGATAAACAAAAATACCTTATCAGTGATTCCATTGAGGGATGGGCTGATGCTGTAAGACATTTAATGGCTGCATATTTTGGAGAACGTAGAACTAAACCAATGTTTGATTTCTCTGATATAAGAACTAAAGGTTCAAGGCTAGTAACTGCGGGCGGTAAAGCTCCAGGTCCTGATCCTTTGAAGAAATGTTTATTCAATTTAGAACTAATATTAGATAATAAAAATGACGGAGAAAAACTTACACCGATTGAAGTTCATGATATTGTATGCTATATTGCTGATGCTGTTCTGGCTGGAGGTATCCGAAGGGCTGCTCTCATCTCTCTTTTTAGTGCTGATGACGAACTAATGTTATCAGCTAAAGCAGGAGCTTGGTGGGAAACAAATCCTCAGCGTGGAAGAGCAAATAACTCAGCAGTTATATTAAGACATAGAGTAACTATAGACTTCTTTAAAGATATATGGACCAGAGTGCGAGAGAATGGATCAGGAGAACCTGGCTTATATTTCTCTCATGATCGAGAATGGGGAACCAATCCCTGTTGTGAGATCGCATTGCGTCCATTCCAATTTTGTAATCTTACTGAAATAAATGTTGGTAATATTAAAAACCAAATGGATCTTAATATGAGAGCAACTGCTGCGGCATTCTTTGGAACACTGCAGGCAGGTTTTACAGACTTCCATTACTTAAGACGTATATGGCAAACTACAACAGAAAAAGAAGCACTTATAGGTGTGGGCATGACTGGTATATGTAATGGTGTTATATGTCAGTATGATTTAAGAATGGCTGCTCAATCAGCTAAAGTAATAAATGCCGCAATTGCAGAAAGAATTGGAATTGCACCTGCGGCAAGAGTAACCACAATTAAACCGTCAGGAACGACCAGCTGCGTAGTTGGGACTTCTTCAGGAATACATGCATGGCATTCAAAGTATTATATACGCAGAATGCAATGCACTAAAGATGAACCTTTATATAAATATTTGGTTAAACACCATCCTGAATTAGTGTCCGACTATAAGGCTATACCAAACACTGCAGTTATTGAGATACCTCAAGCTGCACCTGAAACAGGTATATGTAGAGAAGATGAAACATCGTTAGATCTCTTAGAGCGAGTCAGCACATTTAATAATGACTGGGTCAAAAATGGCCATAAAGAAGGCTCTAATAGAAATAATGTATCTGCTACTATATCAGTAAAAGATGATGAATGGTTTGAAGTTTTTGATTGGATGTGGGAAAATAAAGACTGCTTCAATGGCCTATCTGTTTTACCGTGGGACGGTGGAACGTATGAGCAAGCACCTTTTGAAGCTATAAGCAAAGAAGAATTTGATAGACGTTATGAAGAACTACAAAAAGTAGATCTAACTGCTATTAAAGAGACTGATGATAATACATCATTAAGTCAAGAAATAGCTTGTTCAGGAGGTTCATGTGAAGTAGTGAATGTATAGCAGAGACTCATAGTTTATGATTGGTTTTACTATGAAACAGAGGAGGGCTAGGTCCCTCCTTTGCTCTGTTTTTTTTAAAAATTAAATGTAAAAAAATGAAACTAGGATATGAAGAATTTAAATTAAAGGTACTTCAGAAGGTAACAACCTTGTATCTTAAACACCATGATCACCCTCCTCTCTTTTGTTTTCAAGGAAAAGAAGGACAAAATAAACTTTTAGTAATGCCACCACAGATATTTCAAGATAAATCTTATAAAGAATTCTTACCTGGAATGCTTTCAGATATTTTAGTAAAAACAGAATCTAAATATTCTTGTTATATAATGCAGTGTACTGTTACAGAGGTAAATCCTGAAAATAGGGATGAGAGGCTTAAAGAAACGGAGTTAGGAAGAAAATTACTTGAAAAGTTTAAACAATATGATAAAGATGGAAATACTGAACCTCATCTTTCTGCAGAAGAACATCATCTTTTGTGTGAAGAAATGGGTGAAGATAGAGTAGTCTTTATATTTCAAGCTAAAGATGAAGGAAATACTATGATGTCTTTTATTAAAGAAGCAGAAGGTAAATTAAAACCTTCTCAAACTTTTGAAGAAGAGGAAGGTAATCCTATGGGAGGAGTCTTTGGTAATTTATTTAAATAAAATTTTATGATTTATTATTTAGGACCTTCAGGTCTCACTTTAAGTGAGGGAATTGAAGAATGTACAGTGGAAGATATTGTAAAATATTGTTCACAACAAGCAGTTTTAGGTGTTGATACCGAAACTGAAGGACTTGATTTTCTGTCCAAAAAACTTATAATGTTTCAAATAGGAGATCAACATAATCAATATGTAATTGATACTCGTATACATTCAATAGAATTCTTAAAGCCTATTTTAGAATCTAAAATAATACTTAAGATATTTCACAATGTTAAATTTGATTATAAGTTCATTAAACAATGGGCTGATATAACATGTGAGAATATATATGATACAATGATAGCCGAAAAGGTTATCCACTGCGGTAGGCAGAATAAAAGCTACAGCTTGACAAGTCTTACTGAACACTACTGTGGTATAACATTAGATAAAGAAGTAAGAAATAAATTTGTTGGGATGACAGGAGAGCCATTTACAAAATATCAAATAGTATATGGGGCTCAAGATGTAGTATATCTTCCTTTAATAAGAGATGATCAAATGGTACAAATAAATACTTATGATTTAGAAAATACTCTCAAACTGGAAAATGATGTCGCACTGTCATTTGCTGATATAGAATTTAATGGTATAGACATAGATTTAGAGAAATGGGACAGCATTGCTGAAATCTCAGGTGAAGAAGCTTTTATAATACTTGATAAGCTAGATGCATATATAGAGAATGATGTGCTTTTTGAGGCTTTCAGATCTAAAGCTATTCAAACTGATTTGTTTATGCCTGTATCAGAATTACGCCGTGTAGATGTTAAATGGACCAGCCCGACCCAGGTGCTTGAAGTTTTTAAATCTTTAATACCTGATTTAGAGAATGTTAATGGGAAAGAACTATATAAACATGCTTATTCTAATCCTATTATAAAAGACTATATAGAATTTAAGGAGAAGATGAAGCTATTTACGTCTTATGGTCGTGAGTTCTTTAAGTTTGTTAAATCAGATGGTAAAGTCCATACCTCTTTTAATCAAATATTAAATACAGGACGGGTTTCTAGCAATAATCCTAATATGCAACAGATTCCAAGCGATAATAAATACAGAAATTGTTTTATTACTCCTGGGGAAGGTTGGGTATTTGTTAGTTCTGATTATAGTTCTCAAGAACTATGTATTATTGCTGAGGGTGCTAAAGATCCTGTTTGGTTGAAAGCACTAAATGCAGGAGAAGACTTGCATAGTATATGTGCAGAACTGGTTTATGGAGACGAATGGAAGCATGCAGCTGAAGATAGCTGTGCATTCTATTTGCACAACAAACAAAAATGCAATTGTAAAGCGCATAAAAGCTTACGGACCAATGTTAAAACTATCAATTTTGGTTTAGCTTATGGAATGAGTGCAATGAAGTTATCTGAAACATTACAGATAACCTTTCAGGCTGCAGAAAAGTTAATTGATAAATATTTTAAAGCTTTTCCTGCTATTAACAAATTCCTTAAAGCACTGGGAAATTACGGTAAGCACTTTGGGCACATTAAAACATATTCTCCTTTTAGTAGAATAAGATGGTTTGATGATTGGTCACCAAGGCTTAAATATCAAAAGACTTCTATGAAAACTTTAGGACGTATAGAGAGAGCTTCTAAAAATACTCCGATCCAGGGAACTGGTGCGGATATGACAAAGAAAGCTCTTATACTTATCAGAGAAGAGATTCAAAGAAATTGGAAAGATAAAGTTAAGTTAGTTATGACTGTACATGATCAAATAGATACTATATGTATTAAAGAATGTGCAAAAGAATGGACAAAAACAATGACAAGGCTCATGGAAGATGCCGCTAAAGAAATTCTACCCAGTGGATTACTTAAAGCTGAAACTAATATTACAACATGCTGGGAAAAATAGATAAATATGTCATATATGAAATGGATTTCGACTCTCGATGACTTTGAGGTAGCATACTTAGAAAGAGAAGTCGATAAAGAAACTAGGATCATAGAACTGCAAGGACAGGAATATGAACTAGAATTTATTAAAAATGTTTTAAAAATTAAAAACAATGAAAGTGAAGAAAGCGAACCTCAATAAAGACGAGGAACAGCAAGCTCATTTAAAATTGTGGAAAGAATCGGGGTGCAAGGGGACCTCAATAGCTGTTACTGGCTTAGGAAAGACTCGGATGGGTCTTTTAGCTATTGCAGAAACCCTTGAAGACCACCCCGAACGAAGAGCGTTGGTTATAGTTCCAACAGAAAATTTGAGAGATAACGAATGGATTAATGAATTTTATTCCTGGAGTTTAACTCATTTGTTGGATCAGGTAGACTTTGAATGTATACAAACTGCATATAAAATGGTAAATAAACATTGGAATGTAGTTGTTGTAGATGAAATTCATACTACCTTATCTCCTGAATATCGTAAATTCTATAAGAATAATACATGGAATAGAATTTATGGTCTTACGGCAACGATTCCTGAAAATGATGAGTATAAGGCTATTCTTAGCAAATTAGCTCCTATCATTTATACAACTGATACTAAAGATGCACTTAATTTGGGACTTATTTCTCCTTATAAAGTGTTTAATATTGGTGTTAGTTTTACTGCTGAAGAAGCAAAAGCTTATAATAAGATAGATACTATGTATAATGCTGCTGTTTCTAAGTTAGGAGGAATCTTTGAAGCGTTTAGAAATGCTACTATTTATAGAAATAAAGGAAATGCTACCCAAAAGAAATGGGCCAACATCTTTTATGTAATGATGCAGAAAAGAAAGCAACTATGTTATGGTGCTCAAAATAAAGTAGGTGTCATAAAAAAGATAGTAGAAAAGTTTCCTGATCGCAAGACTTTAATTTTTAGTGAATCAATTGAATTCGCTGATTGTATTCAAGAAGCTATAGGAAATGAATGTGTAACATTTCATTCTAAACTTAAAGCTTCAGATAGAAAGACAGTTCTTACTGCATTTTCTTCTGGATATAAGCGCATTATAAGCTCTGTAAAGGCTTTAAATGTAGGATTTAATGTTCCAGACTGCTCTTTAGGTATTTGTGCTGCAGGAAGCTCCAAAGCATTGGATAATATTCAACGCCGTGGAAGAACTGTTAGATTACAAAAAGGAAAGACCGCAATTTATGTGAATTTGTATGTAAAAGGAAGCCAGGAAGTGAAATGGGTACGAAAGAGAACCCAGAATGACTATAATACCCAATGGGTAGATAGTATTGATGATATTAAATTATAAAAAATGGCTAAAAAAAGTATTCGTCTTATTGACGTTAAACTAATTCCTCCCAATGGGGAAGAAAAAATATTAAAAGTTGATGCAGAGCGTCAATTAGAGGAGCTCCAAGCCTTGGTAAAAGGGTACATAGAAGTTGTGCCCTGTACTGAAGTTGGATTAATAATGATTGTTAACGAAGAAGGCAAGCTACAGAATTTACCACTTAATATAATGGCCACTAAACTTATGGAATATAAAGGCTGTGACTTTATATGCGGTAATGCAATTCTTGTAGATGCTAACGATTTTAATTAAATAGTATGATAGCAATAGGAAAACCGATGGTTTCAATTCTAATAGAAAACAATTTAACTTTTGAAGAATATTGTATTCTATATTGCTATGTCTATAAGAAAGTAGATGCATTAGAACCTTATGCTTTAGATAAGAACATGATACCTGTCTTTAAATTGCAAGACAAAGGTTATGTACGTATCAAACCTAAAAGCATGAAAATTAGAGATGTGACTCCTACAAATAAAGGAATAACATTTATTAAAAATTTAGTTGACAGTTATACTGATCAAAAAGCAGACAATCCACTTTTGGCAGATGAGAATCTTCTCGATCTGGCAGAAGATATTTATGGTGAAGAATTTAAAACATTCTTTGCTACCTATCCTGTTAAAGTAAGAAGAGTTAATGGAAGAGAAGACAATTTAAGAGAAGGTAAAAAAGAAATTAAACAACTATATCTAACTACTATACAACGAAACAAAATAACACCTCAACGCCTGCAAAAAATATTAGAAGTCTATATAAAAGAGAAAAAAAGAACAGGAAGTATAGCCTATCTTAAAACATTAAGAAATTGGCTTAAACAGGACATATGGAAAGATGTTATTGAATGGGTAACTAGTAAACGATCTACTAACAATAAAGATATAGATTATGGAGGAAAACTCATCTAAGGGTAATCCATTATTATTGGATTACAAACATATCAGCACAGCGGCTGATGAAATTATAGAGTATATAGATCTTAGAAGACAAGGTAAAATTAGATCCCTCCATACAAGATGGGATAAATTCAACAGATGTGCAGCAGGTGGTATTGACTGGAATACAGTTATGACTATTGCTGGTATGTCTGGATCAGGAAAATCATCAATAGCAAACGAAATGGAAACAAGTTTGTTTGATATGAATCCTAGTGAGAATTTTGCCGTGTTATCTTTTAATTTTGAAATGCTCGCTATGAAGCAGGTTGGTAGGAAACTATCATCTAAAATAGAAAAACCTGTTTCTGAATTGTATTCAAGCCATAAAGTGCTTGAAAATACTGATTTTGATTCTTTAAAGAGAATAAAGGAAGAAACTATCAGTAAATATGGTATATATTATATTGATGTTCCTGGAAGTATTGAACAGATATATTATACCATTAAAAAGTTTTACTTTGAACAGAGAAAGCGAAAAGGCAATGACTTTGGTGTTGTTGTTTTTCTAGATCATACTTTGTTAACTAAAGGAAAACAGAGAGAATCAGAAAGAGAAATGTTATCTAGATTATATCGGGCTTTTATGGTGCTAAAAAAGGAAATAAAGTGTATATTTGTAGTACTAAGCCAGCTAAATCGTGACATTGAAAGTTCGGATAGATTATCTAATCCAACACTACAGTATCCTATGAAGAAAGATATCTTCGGTTCGGATGCAGTATTTCACGGTTCTGATTATGTTTTAATAACGCATAAACCTTATATGCTAAATTTACAGGCTTATGGCCCACATAACTTACCAGTTGTTAACCCTAAAAATTCACAACAAGCCATGATATATTGGCATTTAATAAAGAATAGGGAAGGAGCACCTGGAGTAGTAATGTCCATGCTTGATAATTTAAAGTTTAATAAGGTAGATGAATTTTTTGATTCAGGAAGAATCGAATTTAATAGCTAAAAATAAATATATATGGCTCAAGAAATTTTAATTATTGGAGAAAGCGGTACAGGTAAAACCACTTCCTTCAGAACATTAGATCCTAAAGAAACTTTCATTTTAAACGTAGCAAGAAAACCATTACCATTTAAAGGTTGGAAAACAAATTACACAACTATAAGCAAAGAGAATGCACAAGGAAATTATTTTTCTAGTGACAATGCTGATGCTTTAGTAAGAACCATGAAACATATTAATGATAATATGCCTCATATTAAGGTTGTTATTGTAGATGATTTTCAATATTTAATGGCAAATGAGTATATGCGACGAGCAAATGAAAGAGGATTTGATAAATTTACCGATATAGGAAAACATGCTTGGGAAGTAGCACATGCAGGTAAAAACTTGCGTGATGATATTACTTTTATTATGGTAGGTCATGCTGAAGAGACTACAGATTTTAAAGGCACTAGAAAATTGAAATTTAAAACAATTGGAAAGCTAGTAGATAATGTAATCACTATGGAAGGTCTATTTACTGTTGTTTTGTTTACTGATATACATATGAATGGAGAAAAAGAAGTTCAATATAGATTTCAGACTAATCAAAGTGATGGTGGTAATACCTGCAAATCCCCAATGGGAATGTTTTCAGAAACATTTATACCAAACGATATGAGTTCGGTTATAGATACAATTAATAACTATTATAAATAATAATTATGAGATTAATAGGTAAAAGGGTCGAAAGACAAAACAAGTTTGGAGATGACTATTGCATAGAAGTTCTAGAGAACGGAAAGCTTAAACTATCTCCTGCACTGATTTCTATATTAGGAGTCAATGCAACTTCTAATAGAATTGGATTTGCATATCCCGATAAAGAAGGAGAGAAACTTTATATATATAAATCCCCTGATAAAGATGGTGTAGCTGTTAATAAACAGGGATATGTAGTTAATCTTCCTCACTGGAGAGATCTTAAAAGTCATTTTAATGTAACAGAAGAAGGAGAGAAATTAAATATTTCTTCTCAAGAAACTATCATTGATGATTTTCTTGATTATAGATTTTTTGAAGTAAGTCAAGATAAAGAGTGGAAATATGTAGATAAAATTGGACCTGGTGTAAAAATTACATCAACAGCTGAACCTGTAACAGAAGATGAAACGTATTCTGAGCAGGAAGCTAAGATACAAGAAGAGTTACCAGCTCATTCTACTGACCAATATGATGAAGAAGAAATTCCAGAAGCTGTTGTGCAAGAACAGGAAGATGAAGAAGTCCAACAAGCATATTATGATATTGAACAAGGCAAAGTTCAGAAAAATATTGTTAACAATGAGGTTGAACACGTGGAAGCTCCTGGGGAGCCTACGGGTGATTCAATGGATATTTTCTAATTTTTTAATTTAAAATTTTTTAAACATGTTTGAAATAAATTCAAATTTAGAAGTGAGGGAAACCTCGTCAACTCCAACAATACCTGTTGGTATTAATGATAATATAACATTGGTAAGTGTTACAAAGGAGCATGACAAAAATTCTAATCCTTACCTTCAATTCTTATTTAAGAGTGAAGATGGATCTGAATTAAAACACAATGAGTTTAGTGTTAATCCTGATTATGTCACGCCTAAGCCAGGTGAGTCTACAGATCAGGCTGTTAGTAGAAAAGTTAATTCTATGTTAATTAGAATTAAACACATATGTACTAAATTCATACCTGCTGAATCTTTTACTGTAAAAGCAGATTCTTTTGGTGGATTATGTGATGTAATCTCTGAAAAATTAGCTTCTGCTGATTTAAGTAAGAAGGTAAGGCTTAAAGTGGTATATAATTATAGGGATTATGCATCATTACCAAACTTTTGTCCTTTCGTTGAAGATATGACAGTTCCAGTAAGTGGATTAAAAATAAATCCTACTTATGATAAATTGGAAAAAGCTGCCGTAGCCACAAATGGAGAGGTTGAAAGTACAGATGATACCCAATTACCATTTTAAAGGAAAAAGAGAAAGGGCTGTTTATCAGCCTTTTCTTTATTTTTTAACTTAAACAAATCTACATGTATGATTTAAACGGAGTTTCTGATGGAACTGCTCTTAGTAAAGATGCAATTCTTGATAGAATATCTGAAGAAGAGATCATGAGACACTATGTAGGATTTGATTTTACAATTAATAGAGCATTTAAAAGTCCTTTAAGAGATGATGAGAGACCTTCTTTTGCTGTTTACTATAATGAAGGTAAACAACTAAGGTTTAAAGATTTTAATGGTGCACAAGGCACATGCTTTGATCTTGTTATGACGCTATATAACTTAAGTTTTATAGAGGCTATGGTAAGAGTTAACCAGGACCTATGTTTAGGTTTAGCTGGTTATGTAGGCAATGTGAATGATTCACCAATAAGATATAATAACTTTAAACTTAATATAGAAAAGAAGAGTAATCTTATTCAATTCAAACCACAGGTCTTTACAGATATAGATATTAGATATTGGAAACAATTTGGTATTAATACCGAAATGTTAAAACTATTTAATGTGTATTCTGCTAAATATGTGTATCTCAATAAGAGGCCCACACTATTTTATAGTAGGGCTGAACCAATGTATTGTTATAAGTTTAATGGAGAGCGAGTTAAAGTTTACCGTCCTAAATCCAAACGGATTAAATGGATGGGAAATGTAACCGCAGATGATGTTCAAGGATATGAACAATTATCTACTACTGTTAAACAATTGGGAGATAAAACATTAATTATTACTAAATCTTTAAAAGATGTAATGTGTTTATACGCATTAGGCATGCCAGCAGTTGCTCCTCAATCGGAGAATACTAGAACTCAATATGAGACTCTAGCCACTTTGGTTCCACACTTTGATACTGTCAAAATATTATTTGATAATGACGAAGCAGGGAAGAAAGGAGCAGCAGAACTTCAAGCCTTTTTAGGCAATAATGGTATAGTAAGTAAAAAAATGAAATGGGTAGAACCTATTTTTATTCCTTACTATGGTAAATATAAAGATATTAGTGATCTTATCTGTGGAGAAGGATTTGAGAGTGGTCTTAAATTCTTAGAAAATGAGCAATTGGAATAACGGAAAGATTTGGAAAGTAGTTATTCCAAATTATGAAAGCAAAGTTCCTATAAGTAATAGGAGAAGAGCTAAATTCTATAAGAAAGGAGAAACTAATGTGGATACATTAGCTAAAAAATTTCAAGTAGGATTACAAACTGGCAAGTATAGATGGGAGAAGAATGGGTTTTTAGTAGATGATAAGAATAATCGAATAATTGCTAATCCCCTAGCTGCAGGAACACCTAAATTTTGGACTATTAATGGACAGAGAATCTATGATGGTTCTTTACATTATACAGCACGGTCTAAAGTAGCTAGATGGGTACATGACTATCTAAGAGAATATATAAAGGAATTACCAGTAATTAAAGTCCCAAAGGGATGTCATTTACGTGTTTGGCTGGACATGTATAGGATATCAGAGAATGAACGATGGGATGTGGATAACCAATGGCCGTGGATGAAATGGTTTTTGGATACTCTGGTAGAAGAAGGTAAAATCGAAGAAGATAGTGTTGCGGTTGTTAGATCGTCAGGTCAAATAACTTATATCGAATCTGAAGAACGAAAACTTGTATTTAATATTCAAATAATATAATGATGGAAATTGAAGAAACCACAAAACCCAGAACACTGAAAGACCATACTGTTAGTTTTTCTGGATTAAATAAACTGGCGTATAGTCCTTTACTATACAAAAAGCATATATTAGAACCTAGATCTGAAGATACTACGTATTTTAGAAAAGGGAGTCTTTTAGACTGCATGTTAACAGAACCTGATAAAGAACTTGAAAAGTTTGCAATAGCAAATGTAGAAGTTCCTGGAGGAATGATGGAAATATTTTGTAAAGTATTTGCAAACTCTTTAGAGGCGGATGATCCCGCTTTTGAAGAAGCTTATGCTGCTGCTGGATTTAAACTTAAAAAGGATACAGTAAAAAAGAGATTACAAGATCCTCTCTATAAAACTTATATTCAATTTATAAGAACTAACAAAGATAAACAAGTAGTTAGTATAGAAGAACATGCTGAGGCTAGACAAATGGCTGATATGCTAAAATATGGTACTTATACTGAAAAGTATTTTAAAGAATCTTCTGAAGTTGTAGAAGTTCATAATCAATTAAAGATAGATTGGGAATATGAGGTTTTAGATAAACTAGATGGTAATACTATAAGACGATATAACTGTAAAAGTATATTGGATAAAGTTATCATTGATCATCTGGACAAAACTATTCAACCTATAGATATTAAATCTACTGGTAAATCTGTTTATGATTTTGAATCGAGCTTTAAACGCTTTGGATATTTTAGACAGGCTGCATTTTATATGACAGCCATAAGATATTGGGCCATCCTTAATGGATATGGCGAATATCAACTGTTGAATTTTATATTTATAGTAGCTGAAACTGATTGTTATAATCTTCCTATGGTTTACAAAGTGTCTGGACAAGACATATATTGTGGAATATATGGAGGTAAATATCAGAATGGTACTAGACGTATAAAAGGATTTAACTGTTTATTAAACGATCTCGATCATCATCAACATACTGATAACTGGGATTATAGAGCTGAACACTTTGAAGAATACCAAAGAGATGGCAATATAATAACAAGAGTATTTGAAGGTAACTCAGGCAGAAATGTAGAGAAGATTTTTAAACAAACAGACCTTTAAATAAATTAATGCTTATGAACTCCAAAAAGAAACTGGAAAGAAGGATTAATACTTATACCACGACATTCTTAATGCCGATGATTATAAATATTTTTCCAAACCGTTCTAAGCTGGGATTTATTAATGCGTATATCGGAGATCACGGTCACACACGGCAATATAAAGAAGCTCTATATGTACTATGCAGTCCAAGATTTACTTCAGACTATATGAAGTTTGAAAGTATATTAGAAGACCATCCTATGCATTTAGCAACTTATGATGTTAAAAGAGGATATGTAATGCATGTAATTAGTGTACCACCGAAATACCTAGAAGATTATTTTAATTTCCTTGTGGGGGAATATTCCAAGTTTACTCCTGAGTATAAATCTTTATTTAAAAAAGGAACTAATGCACATATGGTTGTTAATAAAGCTCCTTATTTAAAGAAATATTGGGAAAAACGACTAGAAATGGAATTACCAGCTGATAAAGAATTATATTCTATCTGGAAACCAGAGAGAGAAATATACAGATTTGATGCTGATATTTACCACAAAGAACAAAATGATCAAGAAGAGAAAGAACGGGCTTGAGGAATATCCTCAAGTCTGAATTAATTAATTAATTTTTAAAAAAACCAATAAAATGGAAATTAGAAAAGTAGTTACAAAACTAATAGGCAAAGATGATATATTTAAAATCTTAGCTTTAGGAGAAGCGATTAAGCTTCCAGTTCTTCTATTAGGAGAACCAGGGACTGGCAAAACCCAATCATTATTAGATTATGCCGCTGCCAAATTTAATTATAATAGAGATCTTGTTCGTAAGAACACCTTTGTTATTGAATTAGATGAGGGAACCAAAACTTCCGAGATCAAAGGAAGGGTTAATATGAAGAGCTTACTTGAGGATAAAAAGTATGAAATAGATGCTCCTATAGTTAATGCTAAGTATGTATTGATAAATGAAGTTGATAAAGGAACTTCAGGAGTTAGAAATACTTTGTTATCAATTATGAGAGAAAGAGCTATTTTCTATGGATCTGATGTAAAGAAATGTCAATGGGATGTATTAGCAGGAAGCTGTAATGTTATCCCTGATGATGAGCTTGAAAATCCTTTTTGGGATAGATTTGTATTGACTGTTAAAGTTGATAGAGTAGGAGTAGATGGTATTAAGAACATTTGGGCCCAAAAGGGTGCAAAGAATCTTGATGTCAAAGTTCCCACTTTAGATGAAATTTGTGCTGAAGTGATTGATAAAGGAAAAGCATTTAAATTCTTGGACTCTATTTATGATGCAGTATCTGATAGAACTGCCACATTTGCTCCTATAATAGCTAAGGCTATTAAACTTATCTATGATGTGGATGATAATGAAGCTCTAATGAAAGCTTGTGAGCTTATTGCTCCTAGTAAACTTACTGAACTGGCTACTAAGCTTGAAAGTAAAAGAGAGAATAATCTTAGAACTTCAATTTCAGAACTTCAAGGAGTTATAGAAGGAGGAAATGAGTCTTATACTCAAACCTATGTTGGACAGATCATAACTGATTTGAAAGAAATGGGAGATATGAGGTCTTATAAGAACAAATCTCAAGAATTAGCTGCCGTATTAGTTGATACTGTTGTAAATCTGGAGGAAAGTAGTGATACTCTTATTGGATTTGTTAAGGAAAAGTTCTGTAATAATACAGATGGACTTTTTCCTGATGCATGTCAGAAATTAGAAGATGCGCTTGTAGAGGCAGAGGTTCAGTTAGGATCATAAAAGTTAAAAAAGAGATAAGGGGGATAATTCCCTCTTATCTTTTATTTTATAAAAATTTAAAATTAAAAAAAATGGGACAATTAGATTTTAATTGGGGAAGGTATAAAGGTATACTTGGTAATGTCGGTATGGACTGGCTAACCAATACTGCTTATGCTTTTACTCCATATAAGGATCCTCAAAAGGAAGGTGTTTTGCAAACAGATATTGCTAAAGATACTTCCCAGGATATTACTAAAAAAACCAAAGAACACGTAGGAAAAGTTACATATGAGAAAGTATTACAAACAAATGATAGAGAATGGATGGTAACTGATGCCTTTAAAACTTTTTATAATGGTATAAATAAACTTAAAATTACTCCAGATAAATACTGGTGGCATTATCTTATAACCAAGATGAATAATCATCTTATGAAATTAGTTACTAAAGATAACAAGGGATATAGTTATATAGCTATGAGGGCTATTATGGAAAGAGTTATTAAGCTTCTCAATGATATGCCAGCTGATCAACAGAAAGAAATGATAGATAAGGCAAATGAAGCTATTGCTAATGATAAAACTCCTGATCTGGGAGCTATGGAAAGAGCTATTCAATTGGGATTAAATAAAGCAAGAAAGGATATTAAGAATGCAGAAGAGAATTTTGGTAAAAATGCAGGGAAAGGATTAAAAGATGATCTTGATTTATGTGATATAGCTATAGACCCTAAAGTTTCTAAAGCTTTATCTGTAAATAAACATGAGATTAACAAGTTTGTTAAGCATGTTGCAGATCGTGCGATAGAAGCCACATATGGCGTACCAGAAGTCGTAGAGGAAAGTTTCTTTGATTCTGATACAGCTGATGTAGATGATATTATAAATATGGAAGACTTTTCACATGCGGCATTACTTTCTGATGTCAATATTAGAAAAAAGAAATATGCTATCAATTTTGATATATATCTAGATGATTCTGGTTCTATGAACAGTACTATTAATATAGGAGGCAAATATATAAAAATGAGTACCTTAGCAAGGATATTAGGACTTAAGTTACATATTATGGGACTAGTTAGAGATATATACTTATTCTCCAATGGTTATAAAAAAGTAACTATAGGAGAACTCTTTAAAACACGGTTTGGAGGAGGAACTGATATAGAAACTTGTATTAAAAATGCAAAAGAATTAAAGAGGGCTTCTATCATTATTACTGATGGATGGGATCGTATTAGCACCTATTATAATAAGTGCTATTTTGTTGGATTAGGTCTTAGGCAAACTTCTGGAGACTTTGCTCGCTATGCAGAAACAGGAAAGTATCATTTTTATGATGATGGTAAATTCCTTGAAAGTACAGTCAAAGAAGAGGATGGATATAACAATCAAAAATATAAAGTTGTTGTAGCAAAAGAAAGAAAGAAATAAGAGACCTATAAAATAAAACCAATCATGAGTAATAATAAAGTAATTAAAGTTGTCGTCAGAAACGGAGTAGTAACAATAGCGGATACAATTCCTAAAGGTGTCATAGTCATAATAGTTGACTATGACACCGAAGGACGGAATGAAACTGATACTATTCAAAAAGACGACGAAGGAAAAGAGTATATAGTGAGTATTTATGATAATAACCATAAATATAAACAGCTCTAATTTTGTAACATAAATTTATTAAAAATGGCAATTAAAAAACCAAAAATATGACTGGATATGAAAGAACAATGCATGAAGCATACATCCCAGATATTGTAAGGTCTCTAAGATCAATTGCAGAATCTTTAAAGAAACTAGTTGATATACATGAGGTTATAATTTCTGATCCAGAAGATGAAACAGAACATATTACTGAAGCATACCCAGGAGCTGGATATGGTTATATTCCTAGAAAAAAAGATTAAGTGTTTTTCATGGTAAAAGGGCTCTACAAGGTTGTAGGGTCCTTTTTTTTATTTATTAAAACGTAAAAGATGAATTATAGTAAAACTATATATAAAATAGATTCTAAAGGTAAAGCTAGATTTCTGCATGTATATGCTGAAGGATCTTGGCTAATACAAGAATCTGGACAGGTGGGTACTGAGAATGTTTTAATACATCGCAGTGAGTGTACACCAAAGAATGTTGGTAGATCAAATGCTACTACAGCGGAAGAGCAGGCTGTGTCTGAAGCAGAGAGTAAAATAGAAACTAAAATGAGTACAGGTTACTTTGATTCTATAGAAGCTGCTGAAAAAACTACTGTTCTATTGCCTATGTTGGCAAAGAGTTATGATAAAGAAGCGTATAAAG